ACGAACATCACCGAAGAAAACATCACCGAATTGATGGCGGAGCAGGTGAACATTCAGAGCACCGAACTCATCATCGGGGGCTCCTTCGACTGCCGTGGAGGTCGAGGTACGATCGACGCCTCCCAGGACGTCGTCGCCGGTTTGACGGCCACCGCCATCACCGATATGCTCACCGAAAAGATCATGGAGAACAAATTCATTAACAAAATTGCCCAAGAGGGGGAGTCGAAGCAATCCCAAAAGGCTACCGGCTTCGCCTCCATCATCGATAGCATCGGTGAGGGTCTCTCCAACATCATCTCATCCTCCACCGGTATCTTCTACATCATCGGGTGCGTGCTCTGCGTGGCCCTCATCGGCCTCGTCGTGTTCATGATGTCCCCGGCTGGACAAAACTTGGGCAAAGCGGGTGCAACAAAGGTCAAGTATTCTCGATAAATTTCTAGTCATATCACAACATGGGAGGAGGTGGAAGTCCCCGTCAGCAGATTGAGCAGTTCCTCAACATCAATGCACTGAACAAATCTGTGATGAACCAAATCGTCAAAAACAGGACGACCGTTTCTTCGTCACAAAATAACATTCAAAAGTTGACCATCGTCATCGCCGGTAACGTGGTCGGATGCGATATCATAATGAATCAAAAGATCAGCAGTAAAAACGTGAGTACCATCGAATCGGCGACGTCCACGGTGGTCGACATGAAGAGCCAGATCGGTGACATGCTGAAACAGGCGATGGAGGGGAATATGGATCTCCTGGAGGGCGTGGGGGATTCCCTCAACATCGAGGGCGCCGCCGGTGACGCGCAAATTAAACAACACATGAACACCACCATAGAGAACGTCATAGAAACCAACATCACCCAAGAATCCGTGTCCGAAATCGTGTCCGAACAGGTGAACATCCAGAGTTCAGAACTCATCATCGGGGGGAATTTCGATTGTCGTGGGGGTCGGGGGAAGATTGACGCGTCCCAGGACATCGTCGCCATGCTCAGCGCGGATTCCGTGGGGAACATGATCGTCGATCAAATCCTCGCCGATCCGGTGGTGACCGAAGCCACCAAACAAATCGAGAAGAACATTGAAAAACGAAACAACAGCATTCCCTACAAACTCCAACAGTTTTTCTCGAGCGCCGTGGGCATCGCCACCATCGTCGCGTCCGTGTGCATGTGTTGCGCGTTCATGCTCCTCCTCCTCGTCGCCGGCGGGGGTGGGAACAATAAATCTAATTAAAGAACAACTCGACATCATTGTGTAATGATTTTAAGTATAGATGTCGGTATTCGAAATCTCGCCATGTGTTTACTCAACGAAACGTCCGATAACCGGATAGAACAGTGGGATGTTAGCGGTGTCCCACCGGAACACAGAGACGGTTTGTTCGTCTCCTTAAGAAAACATCTGGACGAACGCCCGTGGGTCCTCACCGCGGACGTCGTCCTCATAGAGAAGCAACCGGATAGGAATAAGAAGATGGTGAGTGTGATGCACTTTCTCCAGAGTTATTTCGTCATCAAGTGCCCGCACGCGGAGACGATCCTCTACGACGCTCGACACAAAGTACCGGACGTCGCCGGTTCGGGGAAAACCCTGTACAGGAAGCGAAAGAACACCGCCATCGAGAGGTGCAGGGATTTCATACACACCGGTGGTGTGAACACGGACTGGATAGAGACGTTCACGAAATCCAAGAAAAAAGATGACCTCGCGGACACCGTGCTCCAGGCTTTGTCCTACACCAGGAGGGTCGAACCCCTTCCGGAGACGTCCAAACGGGTGAAAAAAGTCACACCGAGGAAACCCACCCCGAATCAAAAGGAGACAAAGTATTCCAAGGCGAACTTGGCGTGGATTTTAAAAAATAAACCGGCGTGTGAGGTCCTCGAGAACAACAAAAGGTTCATGAAGGATCTCCGGAGGTATTACCGGGACGTGGAAGAGTTAATATCTGACATTAAATAAAGTGGTGATGCACTTCACGACGTACGTCATCAACCTCGATTCCCAGGGCGCGAGGTTCGACGCACAGTCCAAAAGTCTCCGGGAGGTGGGCATCCTCCCCGTGCGGATCAGAGCGTTCACCCACGATGAAATCCCCGAGGAAGACATCGAACGACATTTCGCACGCCACGCTCGACGCCTCATGCCCCACTCCAACATGGCGTGCGCCTACTCCCACCTCGTCGCCCTCAAAACGTTCCTCGAGACGGATCCACGACGCGTCGCCCTCATCCTCGAGGACGACGCGTTCCCCCTCGTGGACGTCGACGACCTCCAGAAAATCGCCGAGACCGGGGGGTGGGACATGCTCTCCCTCCACTGCGACGGCCTCTGTCCGCGGGGTGGCGGGGCGCCGGGGAGAATGTCCGCCTCCGCCGCAGCCTACTTCGTCACGAGGGAGGGTGCCGAGAAAATTCTCCGCCACAAATTCGATTATCAATACGACATGGACACCAACCACGTGCGGGGTCTCCGGAAACGCGTGGACGTGCAGAACTCCTTCTGGACGGACGAGGACGCCACCATGTCGGGGTCGGTGAGCACGAACCGGAAAAACGTCACGACGTGTCCGACGTTTTTACGGGACGTGAGGGGGAACAGGGGTGAGAAAAACGTGTGTCACGCCTTGTGGTATAAACTTTTTCGTGTCTTTCGTTACGAAATCACTACTTTCGATGTCTTGGTCGTCATAGTACTTGTGCTGGGTGTGCGGAAACTTCTTCGGATGGCGCGCGACTGAGGATGTTTGATTTCCATCGCTGCACCAGGTCTCGAAGCGTGTTTTCGCTCTTCACGCGTATCACCGGTGAGAGACCGTTGACGACGTCCGGTTTGGCGCGTTCGTCGTCCTTGAATTTTTTTTGGTACGCGATGATACTGCACGACGGTATGTCAGGGGCCTCCTCCAATAATCTGTCGTATTCCTGACGAAACTGACGAACGAGATCGGTGATGTTGTCCTTCTCCCGGTGCTTCGGGTCGAGGGAGAGTTCCATGTCGATCGCCCTGTACAATTTCGACCACGCCGTGCTCATCTCACTGTGTTTCTCAGCCAGAGACGCGCTCTGACTGAATTTGCCAATGCTGTTCAAAACACCCCCCAAGACGTTCAGGGTCGCGAAGACGACTTGGAAAAAACGCGCGTGTTCGGGAACTTCCTCGGTACTCGTGGGATTTATTACGGCGAATCCACCAACCCCCGTGATCGAGGCTATGATGATCGACGGGTAGGACATCCAGTCGGAGACGCTCTTGTAGTGAATGCGGGCGTGCGTGTGGAGCCAACGATACCCCGAGGCCTTTTGTTTCCACTCCTTCAGGAGATCCTCGGACCGGTGGTCCCAGTTTTCGCTCATGTTACATGTCCATATTTTTAATCTCAGTCGCCTTGTTTCTCGCCAGAGTGTCAACCTTTTCGTTCATGGGGTGGCCGTTGTGCGCCTTCACCCATCGCCACTCCACACTCTTTAGGCTGTCCCGAAGGAGGTCGATTCTCTCCCACAATTCCCTATTCTTCACCGGTTCGTTTTTCGACGTCTTCCACTTGTTTTGTTTCCACGCGTGTATCCATTTCGTGATGCCGTTCCGAACGTACATGGAGTCGGTGTACACGGTCACGTCGTCGACACCCAATTCAACGCACTTTTCCAGGGCCTCGGCCACGGCGGTCATCTCCATGATGTTGTTCGTCGTGCGCTTCGCACCCCCGACAAGTTCGAACCCGGGGCCGACGCACGCCCACCCCCCGGGGCCAGGGTTACCCAACGCGCTTCCATCGGTGTACACGTTCATCCTTCTTTTCGAGATCTCGAGTCTTCCCTTTATCAAAAAATATATATGCCTAATGTAAATGAATCTTGCAGTGATCGGGATCGTGATACTTTTAGTCATCGGTGTCATCCTGTTTTTTGTGCTCCAGGGTGACGACGCACAAGTCGAGGGTCCCACCGGTGACGTCGTCGGCCCTTCCGACGAAAATCCTCAACAAGTCGCCGGAGAGGAGGACGGGGAGGGCGAGGCAGAGAAGGAGGAACAGGAGACCACGAAGGAAGATGTTCCCGAAGACGCCCCCAAAGTCGACGATCCCTCGAAAGTTCCAGGGTGCGTTGGGTTGTTCACCGGGGAGAGTTGGAACGCCGATGAGAATCAATGGAAAGATCTCTCCGGTAAAGACAATCACGTCACGGAGGTGAAGGGCGCCCTCGATGTCACCTCGGATGATTCCTCCAATAATCAAAAGTACGTCTTCGGCGGACCCTCCGCCGGGTTTAAATTCCCATCCGCGTGCATGTCCACCGGAAGAAAGTACACCCTGTTCACCGTCGCCAGGTACGGGGGGTCGACGCGAGACAGAATCTTCGACGGCACGAACAACAATTTCTTTTCGGGATTCAGAAAAGGGCACGTCGGCACCGCCTACAGAGACGGCTCCGGGTACATCGCGCATTGGATGCGTCCACAAGACGCGGACGCGTTTTGCGTGCACACCGATCAAAAGCACCTCCTTCGATACAACGGCCTCACGCGTTCCGGTCTCACGAATAATTCCGCCATGATTCCGTCTCAACTCACCGTGAACTACGGTCAGTTTGAAAATGAAGGGAGTGATTTCGACATCGCCGAGGTCATCTTCTACGATCGCGAGTTGGACTCGTCCGAATATGCTCGCATCGAAAACTATCTCATGAGAAAATATCGCATCCTCAAATCCGTGCGCGCGCAGATGCACATGCTCAACCTCCACCGCGAGGGTCGAGGCATGCGGGGCATGAATTACATGGGCGCCTCGTGTGGCGACGGAGGGGTCATGAACTTTCACCGGTTACTGCAACACAAACACAAGGGACAACCCGTGCAAAAAAGACATTTCGACAACGTGTGCGTGCAGGGCCTCGAGGGGGGCGTGGACTCGAAGAGGACGAGGTACACGGAATTGTCAAAGCCGTGGAAGGAAGGGTACAGTGACATCATGAACATCGATTGCGGTGGCAAAGGCATCGCGGGATACATGTTCCAAGAATCGAACGACGGCTCGAAAATTCGCACCGAATATAAGTGTCACAACGCACCCATCAACAAGGCGTCGTGTGTGAAGAAGTCCGTGGACGTCACCGGTGAGAACGGAACGTTTAACGAAGATCTCAATAACGTCATCGCTAATTGTGACAGTGGACGCGCGATGACGAAACTCCAGTTCGTGCAGAAGGATGGTAAGTACAAATTCGATTACGAATGTTGCAACCTCGAGGATCAGTAGATATTTTTTTTGTACACGTAATGTATACCAATGAATCCGGCCATAGTGGGAGGTGTCATCGTTGTCGTGATTCTTCTCGTCGTGTTTTACATGTTATCTTCAGGAGGTGAGGAGATTGCACCGGCCGTTGATCTGGATGAAGAAACGAAAGCCGAAATGGAAGAAAACGTCGATGAGGGTCTTCCGGAAGAACAGAAGAAGGAAGAGGGGCAGGAGGAATCTGAAATCGTCAAGAAGGAAGTGCCGAAAGACGCCCCTGAATTTAAACCGAACGAGGTCGAGGGTCTCGTCGCGTGGTACGACGGTTCTTCGTACGACGAAAAGGCGGGGGTCTGGAAGGATAAGTCTGCAAAGAAAAACGACGCCACTGAGATTCGAGGCGAACCCGAGGTCATCGAAGAAAATGGTGTGAAGTACGTGATCGGTGGAAAGAGTGCGGGTATTCGTTTCCCCCAGGGGGCGATGACGACCGGTAAGAAATTTACCATGATCGGTGTCGCCCGTTACCAAGATTTGGAGGGTGGTCGAATCTTTGACGGGTACGGCGGAGGTGCGAACTGGCTCTCCGGGTTCCACTGGAATCACCCGGGTTCCGAACTCGGTGGACGTAGGAATGGCGCTCACCGTTCCGGTACCGGGTGGATTGCCGGTCCAGGACATTACGCGACGAATGAGAACGTCGACGACTGGATTTTATCGGTTGACCAAAAACATTTGTACAGGTTTAACGGCGTCACCTACTCTGGCCTCACCAATAACACGGCAAAAACGCCGACGCAAATGTCCATCAATCACGGTGACTACACGAAGAACGGTGATCGCGAAGCGTCCTCGTGGGCGTGTGCCGAGGTGATGTTTTTTGAAAACGAACTCGATCTTCCCACCATACACAAATTAGAAAACTACCTCTTTAAAAAATACAAAATCCTCAAACAAACCCGCGTGTATACATGGAACAGAAACTACTATAGAACAGAAAAGGGGTGGCTCCAACCATTCGGGTCGTGCTCCGGTGCAGATTGTGCCGAACAACTCCAAAATTTTGAAAACATGGGTGGAAGTTGCGGAGATGACGGCGCGGTGAGTTCGATTAACATGAACAGACACTGGGGACACTGGAAACACAAGTGGCGTAACCATCAGTTTGGTCCCAATGGTCTGATCTCGAACGGGAATTGGTATTACGATGTTAACTGTCTCGGTGGTCTCGAAAACGGTATCGGCGGTGAGGAAAAGAAAACGGATTACATCAGCACGACGTCGTCCGAACCGTGGCAGGAAAAGTGGAAGACGTTTGACATGAATTGTCGAAACAATCCAATCTCCGCGTACAAATTTGAAGCCTCGAACGATAAGTCGCGAATGCGCCTCAACTACAAGTGTTCGAACGCACCGGTGATTGATGAATCTTGTCGAGACATCAAAGCGGGTCGGTGGCGGGGACGAAACGCCAACCCAGACAGAAACCCGGCGGATGGTCCGTTTTCTTCCCTCGATTATCAACACTTACACTGTGGTTCGGGGCAGGTGCTCACCAAGGTTGAGTACGGTGAGGACGACGCAGGGAATGTCGAACTCAAGGGTCGATGCTGTACACTCGAGGACTTGTAAAAAAAATATTGCATTACTATAAATGATCGTCCTTATCGGACTATTTTTAGTTGTCGCCATTCTCGTAGCGGCTTACTTTTTCATGGGAATGGGTGAGTCACCAGCACCGGCACCCACGGATGAAGAGCCTGTGACTGCTGAAGAAGAAATGAATCAACAACAGGAGGTCGCCGACGAAGCCCAGGGTGATGAAAAGGAAGAGGGTCAGGTGGTCGAACAAAAAGTTCCAGAGAGCGCACCGGAGGTGACTCCGGATAAGATTGATGGACTCGTGGGTTGGTACACAGGTGACTCCTACGATGAAAAGAAGGGTGTGTGGACCGACAAGTCAGGGAATGGTAACGACGTCACTGAAATCCTCGGTGAACCGGAGGTCGTCGAAGAGAATGGGTACGAATATGTCATCGGTGGACGTGGTGACGGTCTCCGGTTCCCGACGTCCGTCATGACGACCGGTCGTAAGTTTACCATGATTCACGTGACCCGGTACACGTCGACGTCTCCGGAATCGACGGGGCGCATCTTCGACGGCTACGGTGGTGGTTCGAACTACTTATCGGGATTCCACAACGGGCACCGTAATGGTAATTATTTCGGCGGTGCGCATCGCGGTGGCACGGGATGGATCGCCGATAACTGGATGACATACGATGATGACACCGTCGGTCGCTTCAACGTCAGCGTCGATCAAAAGCACATGTTCAGGTGGAACGGTTTACACAGGTCCGGACACGTCACCTTTCCTCGAGCAAAGGTGCCGACGCAAATGAGCATCAACTACGGCGATCACACAAACACTGCACGCGGAAACCAACAAAGTTCCGAGTGGGCGTGCGCCGAGGTGTTGTTTTACAATTCCGAACTCGACATGGACGCCATCAAGAAACTCGAAAATTACCTCTTCAAAAAGTACAACATCCCGAAACTCGTACGAACGTACACGCGAGCGTACTCAAACTGGACCTATGAGAAGGACATGGGTTGGACTCGTTCCCTCAAAGCGGGTGACGACGCTGAAAAGCATTTCTTGAGTATGGCGGATGTGGGTGCTGACTGTGGCGTGGACGGTGCCCTGTCGCGTACGTTCCACCATCGTCACGGTGCGGGAGCGAAACACTGGAGATATGGTCCGAGGGAGAAAGGGAAAGTACCACAAAACGGTCGCCACGAACAGTATTCGTGGTGTCTCGGTGGTCTTTTGCAGGGTTCCCTCGGTGAAGAAAAGCAGACCCAATATGTCAACATCGATGATAATAAAGATTGGACCGGTAAGTGGAAGACCCTCAATGACATCAACTGCCGAGGACAACCCATCATCGGTTTCGATTACGAAGTCAAGGGCGATCGCATGCGCACCAACTACAAGTGTTCGGCGGCGCCGGTGGACGAGGATTCGTGCAGAGAGATCACGGCCCATCGTCACGGAAACCGTAACGAAAACAACAAGCGCAGCCCCGATGGTGGACTTTTGAGTTCCATCGAGACGCAAGACCTCAACTGTGGCTCCAGCCAGGTCCTCACCTCCATGTCGTATGACACGGACGACAATGGAAACGTCCTTTACAAGGGTAAGTGCTGTTCGCTCGCCGACATGTAAATACAGAACTACATCATCATCTCAATCATATTAACATGTCTCAATCATCTTAATATGAAAACAATCAAACCGTGTAATACACGATGGAGTACCGTTCACCCTCGAAAGGGAGGGTCTCGTGAAAATGCTCTGCACCGTTGAATCGGAGCCATTTATTTTTAATGTCGTGATCTGCGAAGGCGGTTTTGTCTGTATTCCACACTCGCAACTCTCCACCGGTGTAGTCCCCCAGAGCGATGATGTAACTCTCGCCGATGTTATTTTTGTCTTTGTGCAGGCGTGCCATGTGATTTTTATTAATCACGATCGACGTGAATTTGAAACCCGGATCCTGCGTGTGCATCAGTTCTTTCGCCTCGGTGTACAATCGGTGGTATCTCGGTATTTTCGTTTTCCTCGATAGATCTTGTTTCGGTAAGTTGTACATTCGCATCGTACTTTTCCTGTTATTGATGAGACCCAAGGTCACGTATTCAAAGTGGGTCTCACCGGGTTGCAAGAGCGATGGTCTTCTCTTAGATTTTCTGAATTTGAATTCACGCAAAGATTTCAATAAGCCTAGCAACTCTGACGATGCTGGCGGTGCCCCCGTTCGCGCGGTTTCCTTCTTCTTATTTTGATAGGTTTTTCGTCGAGTCGCGTTGATCTTGTCACCGTTGCGTGCACGGTATAATTTTATGTACTCGTGACGACATTTTTTGCACGTGTGAAGTCGTCCACCCTCCGATGTTTTGTGTTTCGGAAAGTCTTCGATGGATTTTTCGACGTCACATTTCACGCACACGCGAACCGGACGCGTTTTAGTAATTATCCTTTCAATGTGATCGGCAATCAAAACCGTTTGGTAATCTTCGGTGTGATCGAACGTCTCAACTTTGAATTCCGCCTTCACGTTTTCTATCTTTGTTGCACACCCTTTGATAAACGATGGAGATTGATTAGAACCCCGCTTCACGTATCGGTCGCAAAGTTCCTCGGACGAAGTTGTCAATTCAATTATGTGAAGGCGGTGACCGAGTTCGACTGCCGTTCGAAAAAATTTCACGGATGTCAAACGTTCTCCTTCGAACACCACAACGCGATCATTATTATCAGACAAGTATTTAACTACCTTTGGTTGCACCGCCATCGATAATCGATCTGTTCCACAAAACACCTGATCCTGTTCGTATTTACCGAGAACTCTGATTCCATTCCCATCGACGTGCGAGTCAACTAATTCGACGGGCGTTTCGCACGCCCAATTTCTCAACCGCATCCATCGCCTGATGAGTGTCGATTTACCCGTGCCGGGAACACCGATCACGGCGACGACGATCATCTACAATCAATTTTGATTTTTATTTTTAATTACACGAAAATCAAAATTAATGTTTTTATTTTTAATTGGTTAATACACGAACTTAGTTCGAGAAGGCGAGGCCACCCATACCGCTTTGGACACGGAGGACGTTGTAGTTCGTGGCAAACAAGTGCATCGTCGTCTTCGCCGTGTCCTTAAGCGTAACGGACACTTGCGCGTTATCGATGCGCGAGAAGTTGCACGTACCGGTCGGTTGGTGCTCTTCCGGTCGAAGGGCGAAGGAGTAGCAGTAGATACCCGGGTACGGGGAGCCGGTGTGGTGCATGTACGGCATGACTTGGTTGTAGAACTTGCCGTCTTGCGCCTTGGCACGATCCTGGCCATTGAGCACAAGCTTGAATTCGGAGAGCGGACCGTACGAACCGGCCGTACCTTCCTCAATCCAGCGTTGACCGGAGCCACCGGTACCGACGGCGTAGAGCGGGGCACCGACTTGTTCGATCGGGACAAAGGCATTGGAGGCCGCGATGGCGGACGGGTCGGTCGTGAGGACGACGGAATCGTTGTCGGAGTTGGAGGTGAAGTTCCACGCGGACGCGTTGGCGACGGCACCGTCGTTGAAGCACCAGACCAATTCCTTGACCGGGTGATTGTAGCTAAGCCTGACTTGCTTGGTACCGTTTTGCGTCACGGTGTCGGTACCGGTGTGTTGCGTTTGCTCGATGAGGTACTCGTGCGCCTTTTGGGAGAAGCGACGGCGTTCTTCGGTGTCAAGATAAATGTAGTTACCCCACACCTTGAAAGTAGACCCGTCAGTGTATCCGGAGAACTCAGACGAGAGGTCGAAGTCAAGGCGGACCTCGTGGTATTGCAAGGCAATAAGCGGAAGCGCCAAGCCAGGGTTGCGGTTGAAGAAGAAGATCAACGGCAAATAGATGGCGTCACTGTCACCGGACGTCATCTTACCCCAAGTCGCCTTCTTGGAGGAGTCGAGGTACAACTCAGAGTACAAACGCCACCACTTTTGGTAGCACTTGTCAATGCGCTGGCCGCCGATGGAAAGTTCGACGTCCTTGATCGCGCGCTCGGCGGCCCACGCCGTGCCCAAGCCCGCAACAGAGGAGGAGTTGAGGTTGGCGGCAACCATCTCCACATACATGTCAGAGATCAAGTCACCGTTGCGCGCAATAGTGACACTGACGCGACCATTGTTGGCCGGCGTACCGTTGACGGTTTGCTCGATGACCTCCATGGCGAAGTTGGTGTGTCGTCGATAGACCGCGTTGAAAAAAGTCACCTTCGGCGACGCCGTCAAGTACGTGTCCTGAGCTCCGTAGGCTACGAGTTGCATGAGACCGCCAGCCATGTTGATGTGTTGTTGTACTATACGCAGAGAAAAAAATTTCACCTGAGGTTCGCGCACCGGTGACCGCGTGATTTCTGTGCTGGAGTTTTCTCAGCCCATGATATAATGACGATTGTGGTCGACGAAAAGGGTGCACGCATCGCTGATGAAGAAGACGAGGACGACTTCGAGACGGACGACGATGAAATCGAGGAGGGGGAAATCGTCGAGGACGACAGCGACGGCGACAGCGAAGGCGGACTCGCCCCGTTCGAGGATCCGATCCAAGAACTCGGTGAGATGTTGGCGTCCGTCCTGGCGACTCCGGATGGGGACACCGTGTGCTCCGCCCTGGTAAATATTGGCAATCAAATCGAATCTCAAAATAGGATCCTTATTAAAATTTTCACCGCCCTGAAAAATGTGGGGGCAAACTAAAAAAATCTCAAATAAAGGTACGGGTCGTTTACAAATCAAGAAAAATCATGGTGGCGCCGACACACTTTATCGACAAAGATCCGGATCGTGGAGAGTCTGACATTCAGAGGAAATATAATAACATCCAGGCTCTCGACGCTGAAAAAGTGATTCATGTCGTCACCGGAATGGAGAAGAAATGGTATCTGTCCGCCGAGATGAACAACCCGATCGCCGTGTCGCGCCTCGGGCACTCCCAGTTCTTCAAACCGGAACAGAGGGGGGAGGACGGGTTTCCCCTGGACATTAAGATGAGCGTCGTCGATAACAACCGGGACCTGGAAATGCGGTACCTGAAGAGCCTGGCCGCGCGGGCGAAGGCGCTCGACATCGTGTCTTTCCTGGACGAAAAGGTCGAGCTGACGATCGGTGAAAGGTTGTGTCGACTGATCAAACAGGTGGACGAGGGGTTCAAGAACGTCCGGTTCTACCACAAAGCCGTCAAGCGCGTGTCCGACCCACGGAGTCAGCCTGATAAATTCAACGCCGATCCGGAATATTTCGACGCCAACCCAATGGACGAGGTCAAGTTGGGAGAGTGCAATCCCCACCAGAGGGCGATCGTGGCCTGCCTGAATGAATTGTACACCAAGGAGATGCGCCGATACAAGGAGAATTGCATGGTCCAGAGGAAGAGCGAGGGGCACTACACGCGGGCGTGGAAATCCACCCACACCATCAAGGCGTTCGTCCACGAGTACGCCGACAAAGACGTGAATTTTGAATTTTGGAAGGACATCACCGGCAAGGGTCGAGGCATAGACGACGTCATCAAGCACCTCTCCTCGTGCATCGATTCGCAGTTTCCTGAAATTGTCAAGGACAGGCACATGTGGAGTTTCCGGAACGGGGTCTTCCTGGGGAAGGTGTGGTGTCCGGAGCAGGGGGTGTACGATTGCAAATTTTATCCCTACGAGAGCAAGGAATTCATGTGCCTGGATCCCACGAAGGTGAGTTGTAAATACTTTGACCAACAGTTTGAGGATTACAGTCACGTCGCCGATTTCTACGACATCCCAACCCCACACTTTCAGAGCATCCTCGACTATCAGGGATTCGAAGAGGACGTGTGTCGGTGGATGTACGTGATGGGTGGTCGACTGTGCTACGAGGTGGGTGACCTGGACGGGTGGCAGTGCATTCCGTTCCTGAAGGGTGTCGCGCGATCCGGTAAATCCACAATCATCACCAAGGTGTTCAAGAAATGGTACGAGAGCGAGGACGTCAAGACCCTGTCGAACAACATCGAGTCTAAATTCGGACTCTCGAGCATTTGCGATTCCCTGATGTTCATCGCACCCGAAGTGAAGGGTGACTTGGCTTTGGAACAGGCGGAGTTCCAATCGCTCGTCTCCGGTGAGGACGTATCGATCGCGGTGAAGCACGCCTCGGCGAGGAGCATGGAGTGGAAGACGCCGGGGTGTTTGGGTGGGAACGAGGTGCCGGGTTGGAAGGACAACAGTGGGTCCATCCTGAGACGTATTTTACCATTCAATTTCTCTAAACAAGTCAAGGACGCCGATCCACACCTGGACGAAAAACTAAACGAGGAGTTACCGGCCATCCTCCTCAAGTGTGTGCGAGCGTACATCGAGTATTCGCGAATGTACAGCAGTAAGGACATTTGGAACGTGGTGCCGTCGTACTTTAAGGAGATTCAGAAGAAGGTTGCGATGGTGGCCTCCGTGTTGACGAACTTCCTGGAACAGCCACAAGTGAAATACGGGAAGGAACTGTACATCCCTCAGCGAGAGTTCGTCGCGCTGTACCAGACGCACTGTCAAGCGAACAACCTCGGTCGACCGAAATTCAACGAAGACGCGTACGCTGGACCGTTCTCGTCGAGGGATCTCGAGGTGAGGGTGGCGTCCCTGGAATACAGGGGGAAGTTGGAACCCATGCAACCTTTCATTTTCGGTGTGGACGTCGTAGAACAATAATGTTGTAGTATACTATGAGTAGAGGTGCCCCCGCAAACCTGAAAAAATTCCTCGCCAACTCCAACGTGCGAGTCGTGAGGGACGACACTCGGCCACGCATGGACAGCCCCCCGCGTCCGGTGAGGCGACGCGCCGTGTCCGTGTCACCGGCGAGACCCACAAAGAAGACGGCGCGCATTCGATCCGCCGAGAAGGCGTCACCGGTGAGGAAGATCTCGTCACCGAATCCCAAGAGCACCTCCCTCGTGTTCTCACGCCTGGAGTACAAACTGTTCAACGCGGTGTCCAAACCGGTGACACCCACGACCGTGAACGTGCGAAAGATCAACATCCCCCAAAACTCCACGCGTCTCGTCAAGACGAGCGACGGTCCGGAATTCTTCTTTCGAATCAAAAAGGTGCAGACGTGCGATTCAAAGTTCAGGTGCATGCCCGGTGCAACCCACGTGGCGAAGATGACGTGCGAGGCGATGTACAAGCCGTCTGACAAGAAGAAGGTGGACGTGTACGTCTTTAAGAACGGGACGATTCGCCTCACCGGTAGCCTCCTCGGCACGAGCGCGAAATTCATCAAGGATCTGAGGGATCACATATTGAAGTACTACGTGAAGACCACACCCCACCGTCGGGTGGAGATCAACAACTTGAACGCGCAATTTAGGATCAACGGGGTGTTGAGGCCGGACACCACGAAGAAGGCGTTGCTTCAGAAGAGAATCTCGTACTCGTACGAACCGGAGATTAAGCAAAATTTCATCAAGTTGTCCTACGGTGGACACTCGTTCCAAATTTGGTTCAGCGGTCTCGTGCAACTGTTCGGGTACAAATCAAGCGTGAGCATCCAGAGGGCGTACACCGTGGGGAAGTCATTGATGCAGGCGCTGGACGGCGTGGGTGCGGTCTCCGTGAAGGGTCAGTACACCCCGACCGCGCGTTCGTCGTCCAAGGCTAAGGCGACGGTGGCGGTGGCTCCACGATCTAAAAATTTGCAGAACATGACGAAACAAGAACTGATCGCCCACGCCAAAAAGGCTGGGGTGACACTCCCGAAGCACATCGTGAAGGCGAACATCATCAAACTGATACAATCGAAGGGGAACTCGGTGGCGAATGATCTCAAGGGCATGTTCGGTGCGAATTGGTTACGACGGTACGAACTGTACACGGTGATTGACTTTCCGAGGGATGTCGAAAAGGTGAAAAATCTCCTCACCCGCGCACCGGTGAATAAACACCGGTCGGTGATGCGCGCGTACGTGGCCAAGGTGAAGAGGGATAGAAAAGGAACGTACGAGAGTTTACTTAAAACGTTGAATAATGTTTTCAACAAGCGATGAAAACCCTCCGGTTCGTGAAAAGATTCATCCGCGAACGATTGTCGGACATGTGCGCCCGTCACGAGGGCACGGGAATAGTCGTAGATACCGTAGACGTAGAGGAGGAAGATAACCTCCACCTTTTGTACGAATGCATCATAAACTCAGTCATCATGTACATCAAGCGCGGGAGGGCCAAGGGCGAGGGGAAGATGTCACGCCTGGAGCAAAGGTACATGTTCACCCCCGGATTCTACATCGCGGATGATCCCCGGAAATACCTCGAAGAACATCGTGAGACGAACGATCATGGTCTCATCATGTTTTGTTTGGAAAATTACGAGCAAATGGAATACGCCTCTCACCGGTTACAGATCATGTGCACCCTTGTGGCCATTAACAACTTTAGAAATATGTTTTAATATCAACGCGTGTTCGGGGAAATTATATCTCGGGAACTCCTCCTTGATGGCGAGGGATACCTGTTGGGCTTTGCCGAGATGTGACACGCCCGTCTCCACGGACACTCTGTGCAGGTGATGCAAGTAGTCATCGAGTGCCTGGTACCGACGTATCCTCTCCTGTGGGAGGCCGTCGGTCTTCATTTGCTCCACGATCGTGTTGGGGGGCTTCCGGTGAGAGTCCCACGTGAGGAACACGACAATAAGGAGAAGGAGCCACCACATTTATATAAGGTCAGATTTAATTAGTTCCGGGTGGCTCGGCGCTTACCACCTCGGTTGTTGGCCATGTTCTTGGCGTTGATGACTTCACACAACTTGCGCTTCGTGACTCGACCGGCGATGGTGTTGGCATTGGCACCGGCAATGTTTTTGAGTTGCGCTAATTTCATGCGCTGGCACGTGCGGTTCTTGTTCGCAATCTTCGGGGTGACCACGGTCGCTTGCGGGGCGGCGTTCTTCTCCTTGATGATTTTGCACAACTGCGCCTTCGTCATCTTCTTGTTGGTGGTGTTGGCAAAGTTCATGAGTTGCGCCTTAGAGTAGTGCATGCATCGCTTCTTACCGATCCGGAAGGTGTTCAAATACTCCAAGGTGTACTTACCGGGGGTAGTTCGACGCTTGGCGGCCGCGCGACGTCGGAGCCACGTGTTACCGGCCTCGGCCTTGTTAACGATCTTGCGCAATTCGGAAATCTTCTTATTCACGCGCTTGAGGACACCCATGCGAACGTTCCGGTTGGGTTCCACTGCACCGAGGCGCTTCGCGATTCTGACGCGCAAGCGTTTCAAGTCATCCGGCGGCGCGGTCAACGTTTTCCGTAATTTTCTCAACACGGTCCGGTTCGGGGGTCTGTTCACCGGCTTGTTCAACTTATTTGCAGCCTTCTTCAAATTGTTTGCAAGGTTCACATTGTTCGACGCCACTTCCGTGATGAGGTTGTTCATTTGCGCCGGCGTGGCCGCATTGTTGTTCACACCGTTGAGAGCGTTTTCCACCTGCTTCGCGGTGGGAATCTTACTGCGTCCGCGTCGCGGGGTCGTGAGCGTCTTGTTCACACGACCTTCCCTAGTGGAGGAGAGTGTTTTCCCAGAACGGGTCTTTCGCTTTTGGGATCTGGTGGAGACCATTGGTTGTTATAATTATTACACAGAAATTATTTTCAAAACGTCGTTCACCTTGTGACAGATGTTGAAGAGTTCCTCTTGGGTCTCTACGACACTGGGACGACATATCTCCAACTCTATCTGATACACCCAAGGGTCCTCCGCGTCTAAATCTTGACACGCACCGGAGACCATCGTCATGTCTATCTTTAGATTTTTTCGCACAAACGTTCGTCTCTGTTTGGAAACTTTCCGGTCCATCTCGTATTGCCCCTCCACCGGTGTCTCCACGGAGACGCTACACCGGAGGTCGAGGACGGTGGACGGTTCGAAGAAATCCTCGTTGTGAACTAATTGCTTCCTCACCGTGGTCTGTTGTCCCGTGTTCCCATCGACGCTCAATCGGACGCCCTCCGCGTCGTTGTAGTAGCAGTCGGTCATGGTGAGAAAATCGTTCTCCCAGCCTTGGTACTGCACGAGACCGGCCATCACGCCGTCCCACTTGTCCTTGCCCACGTTTGTGTCGAAAAACTTTCCATTGTACCTCCCGAACCGGAATTCGAACTCGACGTGCGGTGTGTTCTTGTGAGTCTCCAGGAGATCCCACACCTTGTCCGCAATCGCTTGGGTGTCGAACATTTTCTTACAAAACATGCGCGTTAAATTTTTAAGTACACGAGGAGGGAGTACTCGAATCGCGATTCAAACGTCACCGGTGCGACCCTCTCGTCGTCGCACAGATACCACTGCTCACCGTCTCGCACGAGGGACACGTAATGTCCACCGCCCTGCGTGCCGACGTGCGCACCGGCCGCGACGAGCGTGTACGCACCCTGATCTGTGGTGAGACCGGTCGGGGCCACGACCGTGCCTTTCCGATCGAAGGTGAACATGGCGACTTTTGGGAATTTCTTTATCATCGTCCTCGTCGTCGCCACGTTGTGTGTTTTACCGCTTGTATCGGTAAAATCACTCAACACACTCCACTCGCAACTTTTTTTCATCATGGTGCCCATGTCCCCTCCTGCCGCCATGGGAAGGATGAGCACGCTGAAGGCGTCTTCGAGTGTGTTTGTTCCACCCGGATACACCGTCTCCTGAATCTTCGTTCCGTAAAACATCTCCCTCAACGGAAACTGTTTCTCCAATATATCAACCACGAGGAGGAGGGTCTCCTGGAGATCGTTCTCCTCGAATTCATCGATGCGTGGGAAGTGTTTCTGGAACTCCCTGAAGAGGGGCTCCGGATCGAGGGCGTCCCCACCCTCCGCGTGCCTGCGGACGAAATCGACCCACGAACGGGTGAACGCGCACTCTCCGTCGTACCTGGTGGGGAGGGGCAGGGCGAGGAGACACTGGATCGCGCTCGAAAAGTGACACGTGTTTCCTAAATTTCGTATACCCCTCATATTACACTTAAAAAGTCTTTCATCTTTATGTCTTCCTTGATGTTCACCAGGGTGCGGTAAAACGTCCGCCGATTGTTCGGGTACGTCTTATCGGTGCGCACGTTCGTCACCCTCCACCACATCGGAACGTCCTCCGTCATGTATTGACACTCCACTATCATGTCATCCCTGAACCACGGGTGATTCTCTCGACTATCGGTCTCGTACACCAACCTCCCCTTCTCCTGTACGTACAGCCTCCACAGGCTCCGGTTGGCGTCCCATTTGAGTTGGAAATCCACGGTGTTTTTTTCTTTCGGCTTCCACTTGAACATCTCCTCGTGCGTTCCCATCTTCACCGGACAGTTCACCGGTGTGAACACGAGACCGTCGACTTTTTCCTTCACGGTCGGAAGGTAGTCGTCCATGAAGGATTGAAAATCGTTGATGGCGTGGAACGTCTTCACCCTGACCCGGTAGGGATCGAATTTCATCGTGACTAGGGTTTTGGCAAATTTTTGGATGGAATCCAACCTCTCGAGGAAATTCCACCCTCCCACCGGACACGCCTCGACCATGATCGCGTCGTACACGAGGAAGGTCTTCTCGTACAACTCACCGTCGAGGATCGTTCCCTCGTACGCCTGCTTGCGAGCGTTCAGGGGCACAGGTGTGACTCGGAAAGACCTGTCGACGAGGGCTGAGATCTGTCGACCACCAACGGTTGTGAAAACGAGGAAGTGCCTCACGCCGTCCGTCTTCTCGCACACGACGTAATCGTTCGCCTTCAGGGTCGGGAAATGTTTAAACTCGATCGACACGGGTTGACATCCGGGGAAACGATCGTCGCGCACGCCGAAGACGCGCTTGACGTAGTCTATGACTTCTCGTGACATGGTGAAATAACAAGTGACGTCTTTAAACTCTACGCGGTCGCCTTCACACCGGCGGCGTTCAAAATGTTACTCACGCACTCGTGGGCGTAGGTCATGGTCAATTTCGCCGCGGTGTATGCGTACATTTTCACCCCGGATTCTTTCATCTTTTGGAGCATGTCCTTGGCGTATACTTTATCGATTTTCTTCTTAACCGGTTTCACCATCATGAGCCACGCGCGCGCCGAGGTCGAGTGCACGCCGTGAATGTTTTCCGACAATTTTTGGGACGTGACGGCGGTGTCGAAATTCAACCCGTACTGTTCTTTGGGTTCGTCCACTTTGCCCAGGACCTTTTCTTTGAATTGTTCCCAATCCACCCCAGGGAGCACGCCGGGGAAGACGAGGAGGTGACACCCCTCGTGTGGCAACAGGCACTGCTCGATGGAGTCCTGATCCATGTGGATTCCGAAATCGACGAAGAAGATGCGGTCGATGTCTTTCTTCATGCACTGTTGGATGGCCTCCTGTTTCTCGTACGGGTCGTCGTTCACGAATAAGATATCATTGTGGTGACCGTTCCGGACGCAGTTCAGGTTGAACCGGAGAATCGTGTGAAGGGTCTTGACGTGACATGCCTCGGATCGGGTGACGATAAGGGTGTTGAACCTCATTTACAATTTTATGCACTCATGATTTTAAGTCTATCGTTGAGACATCCGGAGAATGGCAAATTACCGACGTGACCCAAACTCGTGTGCACGTCCGCGAATATGCGTCCATCCATTTGTTGCCATCTCCGGCAAAAGGCGTAATCCTCGGAGAGATATCGCTTCGTGTCCGGGTCGATCATGCAGTCAAAGCACGCGTGATATCGATCAAACGTCCGGTTTTGGTGGTCGTTTTGGCACCACAGTTCCGGGAATTTTTCCTCCATGCGGGTGAACACCGAGCGCTTGATCATCATGAAGCCCGTCGGTCCGTCGAGGATCTCGATGAAACCGTTTTGCACCGGACGACTCTTGGCGCCGAAATTCAACACCAAACTCGACGCGAGCATGTTCGGATTCCTGTCGTCACCGGCCTCGATAGCCTTCGCCACTTGGTCCCACATGATGCACTTTTTCGGGTAACAGGCGCACGACACGTCGTGATCACCCTTGACGAGGCGCAGGACGCTCTCCGGATCGAAATCCACGTCGGCGTCGATGAACAGAAAGAGGTCCGCGTCCGTCTCCTGCATGAAACGACCGACGGCGACGTTTCGCGCCCGGTGGACGAGGGATTCGTTCTCGGTGGTGTCGATGAACAATTGGATGCCGTGACGAATCAACAAAAGTTGGAGTTTTATGACGGAAGCCATGTATTGTTTCAGACATAATCCTCCATAACAAGGGGTGGCGAGGAAGAGTTTCATTACAAAATGTTAGTTCACAGTCTCTAAGTGTTTGGATATCACCGGTTCGATTTTATTCAGAGTGGGAACAGAAATCTTACACACCCCACACACGTCCTGTTTGCTTAACCTGTCCTTGAGGACGTAATAGATGCACGCCGTGGCGATGCACTTCGGGGTTTTGCTCATGAGCGCCACGCACGTCTCCACGGAGCGAGACACGTTCGTGCACCGAATTCTCTCCTCCCGGGACACGTCGAAATCGTTCAACATTCGACACACCAAATCGGACGGTCTCGTCACCGCCCTCTGCGTCGGCTGACTCTCCTTCGAGAGGACGTCTTTGAGGGTGTCCCGGAACATCTGCGCCGTCCTCGAGATGTCTTTCACCTTTATGTTGAACATAGTCGCGATTTCCTCCGGTGTCCGTGGATTGTTGGACATTCGACACGCCTGGAGGACCGCGTTCGCCTTGATGCCGGTGCGAACGGCGCCACGAGTCAACTTGACGGAGTTGAATTTTCTGTACATGATCTTCGCGTCTCGGAGGACGGTGTCCTGAATGCTCGGACACGCCTCGTCGATGTCTCGATAGGCGTGGAAGAGGGAGCGATCTTTGTGGTTCATCGACATGTGGAAGGAAATCTTACCCATCCTCCTCTGTTGGTACGACGACCCGCGGTTCGTTCCTATGGTCGTGCTCTTCCCCCAGTTTTGCGAGAACAACTCCGGATCGGCGTTCGGGTTTCCACACCTCGCCGGATCCTTCGCCACGCCGTCTTGGGCGCCCGACGTCCACTCCGGTGTGTCGCTCACGTACGACGACTCCACGAGTCCACAGTTCGTGCACGTGGGCATTCCGTCACAAAATATCTTGTAGTGCCCCGGAGGACACCTCGGACATTCATTGGTGTTGTTTAATTTCTGTTTCATAGTCACAGTTGGCTTTTTAAGTTTTTCGAGGTCTGACCAAATTTGAGCTGCCAACATTTTTTCGGTACAAGTTGGGATGAATTGTTTTTTTCCCAGATCACGCGCATCGTCAGTCAACGCACGTGACCCGAATTTGCAAATTGACTATTAAAAGATACATTTGAATTATACAAATGGAATACTTTTATTTCAACGATAAGAGGTGGCCGATCAAAGTCACCCGGGAGACGACCGAGGTGACCCCGTACACGTTCCAACCCGACATGACGATGTGGGAGACGACGTCGATTCACCAATTCTTCTCACAGATCGATCCGGAGGGGGAGTTCAACATCGCGGACGTCGGCGCGCAGTCCGGGAGTTACACCCTCTTGGCCAAGTACCTCCCAAAGTCAACCTTTTATTCTTTCGAACCATTCAAGAAGAGTTACAAGTGTCTGTTGGACAACATTGAATTGAATGGTTTGAAAAACGTTTCAACCTTTGAGGTGGCCCTGTCGAACGTCTCCGGTTCGAGCGTCCTGAACACCTCGGCCGGGCACAACGGTCTACACACCCTCGGGGGAACGCCCATGCGCTTCGACGACGTGGTGCCGGTGGAGATTCAAACGAGAACCCTCGATGAATTCTTTCACGACGTCGACAGACCCCTCCATTTCATGAAGATCGACACCGAGGGGTGGGAGTTCCACGTCCTCGAGGGTGGTCGAAAAACGTTGGAAAAATATAAACCGGTGATTCAGATGGAGTGGGTTCCGGTGAACATGAAGCAGTGTGGAGTTAGCGAGCACGATTTGAGTGAACTCATGCGAACGCTGGGGTACAGGGAGGCGAGCGCGAGGGGGGAAGAAAAATTATATACTCCCATACTTTTGTGATAAATGATCCACCACGTCTTTGAAAGAACGCGCACCCGAACTCGAGGGTTCCCACGCGTCCCACTCCCTGTCGATCGCGACCGCATTCTCCGGAACCCGTTCGCCCTCTGAGTCGTGATCGGACACGATAAAGCCCGAGAGGGACGTGTCCTCCCCGCTGTCATCCGGCGTCCACACGTCGCTTCGATCGTCCGCGACGTCCACGTCACCGAGGTGCACGAACAACCGTTCCTCGACCTCCTTAATTTCCAGATCTTCCAAGGTCGTCTCCGGATAGTGTTCGAGGAGACTCTCGTAGAACACGCCCTGCATCTCCTCCTCGAGGTAATACACCGTCGCGCCTTTGTACAGTTTATCCGTCGCCGTCAGGTATCGAACGCCAAGGACGGTGCCCGTGTTCATACCGACCACCCCGAGGAAGGTTTCCTCCACACCGTCCTCGACCGCGAGAATTTTCACCACGTCACCTGGAGAAATTTCATCCTTCAAAATCATTTGTCTTAAAATTTCCAGTCAAAAAATATTTACGTGTTTTACGGAGTGTCAGGAGAGATGAAATTTTTTATTTTTTCGAAAAAAGGGTGTGAGTATTGCGATCACGCGGTCACATTATGTGAGTCCGAGGCTTTGAATTTTGAAAAGGTCATGATAGATAAGGAGGAGTTGAAACGCAAGTGTGGTGGGGAGTTTGGGCAGTACCCCCAGATTTTTTACGGAGACAGGAGGATTGGGAACTATTTCGATTTTCAAGATTACCTGGAGGAGGAGTTCGAACCCATGTTGGCACCCACCCTCGACCGGTTCACGGTGTTCCCCCTGAAGCACCCGAACCTGTGGTCGCTCTATAAAAAAGCACAGATGAGCAACTGGACGGCGGAGGAGGTCGATTTCGCAAAAGACATGGAGGACTGGAAGGGATTGTCCCACGGTGAACAGAAATTCATCAAGTACGTCCTGGCGTTCTTCGCCGGTTCGGATGGAATCGTTTTCGAAAACATAAACAATAATTTCGCCGACGAGGTGCAGTACCCGGAGGCGCGCTCGTTCTACGCGTACCAGTGTCACAACGAGATGGTCCACGGAGAGACCTATTCGAAGTTGATCGATAAATACATCACCGATCCACAAGAGAAGAGGGAACTTTTCGAGGCGATTCAAACCATCCCGTGCATCGGGGAGAAAGCAAAGTGGGCGATGAAGTGGTTCGACAAGGAGCGCCCGTTCGCCGAGCGCCTGTTCGCGTTCGCGTGTGTGGAGGGAATCTTCTTCTCCGGAAGTTTCTGTGCCATTTTCTGGTTGAAGAAGAGGGGTCTCCTCCCAGGTCTGTGCTTCAGCAACGAACTCATCTCACGGGACGAGGGATTGCACCAGGAGTTCGCGGTGGAACTCTACCAGATGCTCAAAGTCAAACCCTCACCGGAGACACTCCAAAGCATCGTCAAGGAGGCGGTGACGATCGAGAAGGGATTCATCTGCGACGCCCTCCCGTGCGCCCTGATTGGTATGAATTCGGAGAAGATGTCCCAGTACATCGAATACGTGTCGGATAGGTTACTCAAATCGGTCGGGGTTCCACCGGTTTGGGGAAGTGCTAATCCATTCGATTTCATGGAGAACATCTCGCTCGTCGGAAAGACGAACTTTTTCGAAAAGAGGGTGGGTGATTACGCGAAGATGGACGACGAAGCGTCCAACATAGGTTTTGATGAAGATTTCTAATTCTTCTTGACGCTCACGTTACTCCCGTCCGGGCACTTGCACGACATCTCATTCGCCGGTGCCGGGGACGGGCCGAGTTCGGCACCCTGGAGATCGAAGGAGCCGAGGTTGAGGTCGCTCTCCACCGGGTAGAAACTGAGGTCACCGATTTCGGACATGGAGATGTCCGCCTGCGCCTTGGCCGACGGACCGGGGGCCGGCGCTCTGGCGACCTTGACCATCGGCCTGGCCTTGGCCTTCGCCTTGGCCGGCGCCTTGGCCGGCGCCGGCGCCGGTGCCGGTGCCGGTGCCTTCTTCACGGATTCGTACTTTTCCCGACCCTTGATGTTCATCATACCCCACACGACGAGCATGAAGACGAGGGAGTGCACGAAGAGACCCACGAGCGTGGGGTTACCGTTCGGTGACGCGATGCGCGCGCCGAGGACGCGACGCACGAAGAGGTAAGTCTGGGGATTCGCGACGATGAAGAAGACGAGACCGGAGATCGCGCTGGTAACAAACTTATCCTGCTGACGCTTTCCGTTGCAACCGCAACCACAGTCCTTGAAGAGACCCATTGTGTATAATGTATTCAAACATTTTTATTCTGGGGGTTCGTCTGTGTATCCATACTTGTAGTGCGTCGCCTTTCTCCACTTGCGGACGAGGAAATCGTATTCATACACCTCCCACGCGTTCTCCGTGGGTTTCGTCTCGACGAGGAGATTCCTGTCCGCGTCGTACACGCGCATGAGCGCCCCCTTCGCCGTGGACAAGTCACCGGTGAGGGTGTTCACGACGGCGATCGTGTTGTATTTTTGTTTTTTCCCGAGATCAATCTCTATGGAATTATCGTTTCTGCTCACGTCCACACACTCTTGGGACGGGCCGGCCGCGCCCGTGCACTTTTTATCCCTCCGGAGTTTATCGAGAATCAAAATGTCCTCCACGACGAGTTGTCGAGACTCGTCGTCGTGCCCGAACCACACGTACCGCGCCTCCGTGCCTTTGAGTTTGACCTCACCCAAATCGGCGGGGTCGAAATCGATCTCCTCCTCCGGTCCGTACTCCTTGGTGTACACGTAAGTGCCACCGAGGGCGGCGAACACGATCAGCGCTACGCATAAAAATCCAACGAGGATGAGGATCATCTGAAATGGGTGTAGATTTTTTATTAGCACCCGTTGTGGGGATCTTTGGTGGCGTCGGCGCACCCCATCGTGTGCACGTCGTCGTCTCCGTCATCCGTGTACGTCGCCGAGAAATCGTCCGGGTAGAAGAAGCACGTGTTTTTCATGTGTTCCTGAGCGTGTGATTCGTTCCGGTGACCCCACACCTTGTACCCGAGTTTTTTCGCCGCCAGTCGACAGTGTTCCTGGTTACCGGAATATTTGTACCACGGTTCTTCGTTTTTGACGGTGCTGACCTTCTCGAACCCCTTCGCCGTGATGGTACCGGTGGGTAGTTTCGGGAAGTACGTCGTCTGCAGATATTCCTCGATCTGTTTCATCTCCGCCGTGGTCAATTCTCGTTCGTAAATGAGCACCTCACACAGGAGGAAATCGGAAACCTCCCCGTCTCCACCCCACCCACCGGCCTTCGCCATACCGTCGTTGATGGTGATTTGGGTCGGCGCTTCGCCCCCGGAGTATCCAGGTTTCGTCTTGTCCACCCCGTTCAGGCGAAACAAATTCTTTTGGTCCACGCCCATCAACAGCGCCTGACCACTGATGTTTTTCGGGTCACCACTGATCCACTCACCGGTGCCGTGGTATGCGACCCCGGATTTGTTCCCGTGCCACCCACTGAGCCAGTTTACGTCACTACCATCAAAGATTCTCCCGCGCTTGTCTCCGTGATATTTACCCACGTAGGCGAGGGTGTACGCTTTGTCCTCCCCCATGCAGTCCTTCGGGAACCGCATGCTCGTCTCACCCGTGCCGACGAGGCCTTTCCCCTCGCGCGTGAGGGTGCCATCGACGTCGACGTCGTTGCTCTTGTCAGATAAATCCTTCCACACACCCCCTGAATACGAGTCCGCGGTGTAGCGTCCGGTGAGACCCTTTATGTCTTTGGGAAACGTGTCGTCCTGTGCGCTCGGGCTCGGGCTGGGGGACGGTCCGGGGAACGTGAAACACGCGTCCGAGTCGAAATCGTCGCCGTCGAGGGTGCCCTTCGTACAGTTGTTCGCGAGCACGGACGACACGGACGACATACAGCACAGGCACGACGCGCACATGCACATCGCCAGGAGTGCGACTAATAAACCGTCGTCCTTGGCCATCTTACTTTGGTCTCACATATTTTTTTTCTGCAGACTTAAAGTCATCCGTCTATGCATAGATATACAAGAACGAAAATGTCGCAAGTCACTCAAACCAAAAACTTCCACCCCTCCTCCATCAGTTTCTCCAAACTCCGGAAGAACAAATCCGGCGGAAAAGGGGTGTACCTCCAATGCGACAACAAGAAACTCCTCCTTCAACTCCCCTGGATGCGCTGTCCGTTCGGTCTCTCCAGCTACACCGACGACGCCACCGGTCGCACGTCCTATTCCCTGGATCTCAGTTTCGACGAGAGCAACGAGAAGGCGCAGATGCTCAAGGAAAAGTTCCAGGAACTCGACACCCTGATCGTCGACACCGTCGCGGCCAACTCGAAGGAGTGGCTCGGGAAGGAGTTTGCGAAGGAAGTCCTCCAACAGGCGCTGTACAAGCCCCTCGTGCGCCCGGGCAAGGAAGAATATCCGTCCACCCTCAAGTTAAAGGTGCTCACGAACCGAGACGGTGGGTTCGTCCCGGAGGCGTACAACATGAAGCGCGAGCGAGTCCCCCTGGATTCGGTCGAAAAGGGCCAGCGCGTCTTGTGTTTGGTCGAGGTGAATCAAATTTGGTTCATCGACAACAAGTTCGGAGTCACCCTCCGACTCCAGCAGTTGTGCGCCGAGAACTCCCAAAAACTCGCGGGATTCGCGTTCGAGGGCGAGGACGTCCCGCCCCTCGAGGAGGCGGGTGAGGAGGAGGAAATCGAGGAAATGTCCGAAGAAGAACTCGTAGACGATGAATAATTTTGTAAGTCTATACTATACAACATGAAGTTCAACAACGCCAGTACCATGCGCATTCTCGCCCTCGTCGCGGTCGTCGTCGTCGTTTACTGGTTGATGCGCGGTTCCGGTTCCAGTTCCGCTTCGCCCAGTGCTGGGAAATGGAAGGTTCTCGGGTCCATGTCGTGTGGGTTCACCCGCAAGCAGTTGGATTACATGAAGGCGAAGAAGATTCCGTTCGAATATAAGGAATGCCAGGGCGGTAAGTGCCCGGGTGTCGAGGCTTTCCCAACCCTCGTGTCTCCGTCCGGTGAAAAGGTGGTCGGATACACGGAAATGTGAGGGACGTCCGCTTTTCGCGATTGGCAATATTTTTTATCAGAAATGTAAGTAAGGTGACGATGCTCGTCCAAAAATTTCATCTCCTCGGTCTCAAACCGTCTCGTGGTCTCCTGACCATCGTAGACAAGAAGGGCACCCCCCGGTACGTGTGCTTCAGGAATGAAAAGCACGCCTCGGAATGCATGAAATTTTTGAATGGGTACAGACACGTGTACGACCAGTGGCCACACCTCGATTTCTCCGCCGAGGACGTGCGTTTTCTCACACCGGATAAGTCCGATCACGCACTCATCGTGCACACGTTCTCGGAGAGGGAATTGGATTTCATAGCCATGTACTCAAGCACAGCGTTTCTCGTGGTTGGCGATTTCACCCTGAAAACCACCGGTGACGGGGATGTCCCGTGGCAGGCGCATTTCGACGGTGAAGAGACCGAGAGAGTTGTGAACAAACACATGTTCATCACGCAATTGGAGGCGAGTGTGAAAATAGTTTAAGCCCCGCGGAGGATGACGAGACTGATGCTCAGGAGGAATGCGTCCGATAAGTTCTCGATCGGCTTCAACACACTGATATGTTTCACGAGAGAACGGTTCCACAAGAATCGCAACATGAACGTGCTGATGAGGATGACGAGGAGCATGAGGATGAGTTCGCTGACGGCGTCGGACTTGTTTTTCGTCTTCATGATTTCTCTGAGCATTCTGATTTATAATATACCGTAATATAATAAATGCCACCGAAGCGCCTCCCCACGAGTGGGGCCGAACATCGATTCACCCACCGCCTGTGGGGATCGAACGTTGGAATCGGGAACAATAACTGCATGGCCTACGCCTTTCACGACTTTGAATACTACAGAGACCAAAAGTCCACCCCAGGTGACCGAACCGGTAACTCCAACAACGGTCACACCTACACGCACTGTCGCGGTATTCCCAAAAAAGTCCTCAACGACAATCCTGGAAAGGTGTACATGGTGAATCCGGACAAGAGGTGCAGGGCTGGTTATTACAAAGTCATGCTCTTCGTCGCCCCGGCGTCGCCTGGGTCGTACATTCGCCAGGGCGATTTCCACTGGTACAAACAACACAACACCGTGGAGTATAAAATCAAGGAGGGGGACACCGTGACGTCCATCGCTCGCTTTTTCGGAGTCTCCAGGGGTGTGATTCAAAACGCCCTCAAGAAGCGTCGTCTGGCGAAACCGGTGAAGGGCAAAAACATCGTGTTCAAGGCGAACGTGTGGAGCCACAAGCGTGGGTGGGCCACGAAACCCCTCCTGGTGGACGCCAAGGGAAAGGCGATCTTCGATCCGAGGAAGGCGTCGAGAAACTACGACGGCCTCAACTATAAAAAGTTCTGCTCAGCCTTCTGTGTCAAGAACAAGGGGATCAAGGTCGGAAAGAGTCATCCCCAAATCTCTAAAAAGTTCGTCTAAGTCCACCACCTCGTCGAAATCCATATCGATGTCGAACGTGTCGAACACGTTGAAGATGTGCGTGTTCGCGAGGGTCAGATTGTTGGACACTCCGGTGAGGGTGTTCGTCACCGTGAGGGTGACGTGAAAATTCTTGGCGTTAAACACCTTTCGACACACCGGACACGTGTTCTTCCCCTTTTCCTCCCATTTTTCCAGGCAGTGCGTATGAAACGAGTGACCACACCGAATCTCCCGCGTGTGACGCGTCGTCCTCACATCGTTGAGGCAGATTGCACACGTCTTCATGTTACGTCCTGGAATAATGGTTTGTTTTTTTATTTAGAAATTTAATACATTTTTCGAAGTTGTTGGCCGAGCACCGGGGAGTTGCAGTTCGTGCACGGGCCAGCGCCTTGCGCTTGCTCTTGGAGTTCGTTGACGAGGGAGGGACCGCGCTGTTGGAGGAGTTGGCGGTACGAGTAGTTGTCTTCCATGGGGATGCCGTTTTGTTGCATGACGTAGTTGTTCACCAGGCGGGAGGAACCGGAAAAAGTGAAGCAACGTCCATCGGCCATACCGAGGCGTTGGGACATGATGATATATTATTAATACACTAGAAATTTTTTATCTGCCGATTTTCTGTGGTGTGCACCCAACTGTGATATCCGATCTCACGGAGGTGGGTGACGAGATCCGGTGCCTTGTATCCCAGGTAGTCGTCGAAGGTCTCCACCTCGTCGCTCGGGGTCGTTCGCAACGTGTCGCCGGTGTTGATGTGATTCACGATGACGTTGTAGGCGAAGGCGATTTCTTTGAGGGTCTCCGCACCGGTGATGATGATCTTGCCTGTTGAGAATACGGAACACGTCACCTCTTTCATGTCCTGCGCCGGTTTGAACTTGATCTTCACGGCACTGTACCGGGAGGGTTCGAACTCGGTCTTGAACACCGGCGACTGTGAGAAATGTTCGGACACTCGAATCAAGTTGAGATTGCAGTTGAGGGAGAAATTCGAGTTGATCATCGCTATCCGGAAATTCTCCAAGGGGAGATCTGATTTCAATAAATTCTTAACGATCCACCGGATTCCCTTGACGATCTTGCAACAGTCGAACAAGTTTCGAGCGCCGGCGATCTGTACCGCGCCGTTCGGGAACATCTTGATGCTCTTCTTGCTGACGTCCGTGTAAGTGAGGGTGATTTGATTGTAAAACGTCGTGCTCTCCTTCCACGACCACGTGCACGGGGCGCCGCCCGCGGACGATCGCAGAGTCACAGATCCGAGAGTTTTGAAAATATCTTTGAGACGGTGGACGTCGATCTTGTCCGGAAACTTCGCGCAGAGAGTCATCGTGGTGATTTTAATCCACGACGGACGAACGTCCACCGGTATCGCGCTCCTGAACTCGTCGATGGTCAGGAGGAACGAGAACGACGTGTTCGCGATCGAGGAGTACGACGCCGACTGCATGGGCGCTGAATTGTGGGGTCTTAAAGAAATCGTGCACATCTTCTTAAATGTCTGCTTTTTTAAAGAACGCGAAGCACACTTACGACGTCGAGAGCGAACTCCACTACGTCGCCGTCGAGTACACCCAATGGAACGACAGCGCGTTCCGGTACATGCACGGCGTGGAGTACCTCCAAACGAAACCTATCGGTACGTGGACGGAACTCACCTCTCTCCGGAAGCACCTCTCGTACGATAAATTCCTGGACACCATGGTCGAACAAACCCTCGAGGTGCGACGACGCAAGGCGTCCCTCGGCGTGCACGCCCTGGTTCTTTGTTC